TTCTTATTCCATTTACATCTTGAGGCTAAAGTATGGTGAATAGCTCCAATCCAATAATTATATTCTGTGTTCCTTATAACTTTTGGATAATAATGATAGCTCTTCTCATAATCTATCTTGACATCTATATAATCAAATGGCTCGTCTTTAACTATCTTTTTTATCTTCTTAATCCCACTCTTTTCAAGTCTTTCATCGGCATCTATTGAAAGTATCCAATCACCTTGACACCTAGAATCGGCAAAGTTATATGCCTCGGCGAAATTATCCCGCCAAGGGAAAAAGAAAACCTTAGCCCCCATGCTCTTGGCTATATCTGGCGTTTCGTCCTCTGAACCTGTATCAACTACAATTATTTCATCTGCATCCTTTACAGAATTAAGACACTGAGCAATATTCTCTTGCTCGTTTTTAACTATCATGGAAACCGAAAGTTTAACTTCCTCCACTATATCCTCCATCTGAAATCATAGCCTTAAACTCTACATAAGCAACACTTCCCTTGCCCACAAAAACAGTTGACGCCAACTTTTTCCGCCCTAGCATATCACCGCCAGAAGAAGCATTAAAAACTCCCACTTCGGCTATATTTACATCATCTTCCACAACAAAATATCTATACCATACTACGGTGTCTCTGGGAGCAAGAGTTGACTCCAACTCTACTGTCGCCAATCCTCTATCAACTTCGCTCTCTAAAGTAGTATCACCTGAGGCTTCCGATTTTGTCCCTGTCCCATAGGCTATATAAGCAAATTCAAGCCCTCCAGATAAATCGCCTAACAATTTACAGGTTTCTGATATTCCTACGCTAGTTAACATTTTTATGTTCCTTGCTCCACTTTAATAATAACCTCAACTTTCCATACATCACCATTGCTAAGATTTCTCCTGTCACCCGAAGAAATTACTGCTCGATAAAGCATATTTCCCCCGCTAGAAGCATCAAAAACACCCACTTCAGTTGGTGTGATGCTTGAGGTTATATCGAAGCTGGCTTTTAAAACTAGAGATTGTCCATAAATAATTGCATACCCAGCCACATAATCGGTCTCTTCAGTGGCAGTGGCTAATACTCTATCAACTTCATTCTCTAAGGCAGTATCACCCGCTGAAACCGCTGTCGTTCCTGTCCCATAAGCTACATATAAAGGATGACTAGCATTTACATCATACAGGCATTGCCCCGCAATAACAAACCCATCGTTAACTATCTGTCCCGTCCATTGAATTAATGCCACTATTCATAACCCCCTTCTCGATACATTATGCTTGGTTTAAATCTCCCTGTCCTGGCTTCTTCCTCGCTATCATAAAGCCCAACAAGCCCAGCCACCTGGTCTAGAAAAGCCTCTTTGTATTTCTTTGCATCCTCATCTTTGCCTGGCAACCAAACACAAGCCTTATAAGCCGCTAAATAAAGTATCGGCTCATCCCAGGCATCATCTAAGACGGTGGTGTCAGTAGGATTGCTCAATTCCGATGGAATCATTTTGTAGTAAATATGAAGTGTATAGGAATCATCGGGCGTCGGGTGAAGATAAATCTTAGTTCCATGCCTTGTCCACTCCGTTGGTTGTCCCTCAGCTGAAGTGTCTGAACGGTCAGTGTAACCAAAATAAGTCTGTGGTGGAATATAACTTAATTCACGGTCATTTGTGGCGTCATAAATTTGTCTAACCGTTAGACAATCGGACGGCACATCCACATACGCCGTCCCATCAGTAGTTGATTGGCTGTCATCCACCGTCTCTAGTTGAGGAAAATAAAATCCAGCCCTAGTCCCTAATAGTGTCTTCTTGGTGGCTATATCCTTATAGGCAGCATTAATCCACACCTCATACATATTAGTTGAACCTACATTCTCAACATCCTTACGCTGCCCCATCATTAGCTTTAAATAAGCTTTAAAAGTAGAAAACTGATAGCTTCCCATTTTATTCCTCGATTATGGCTAATACCTCATTTGGGGCTAAAATTCTGTGAAGATGGGAATCAGTATAAGTCTCAGGCAACTGAATATGAATACCAGCATAAAAAGTAAAGAGAATTCTCTGCCCTTCTTTTAAGCCCATTTCTTCTGTTTCCTTATCGGGAGTTAATTTGATAATTGTCCCCGTCTCGCTTAGCTGACTATACTTGTCGGGAATAATAATGCTCCCCATGTTCTTTGTCCTATCATCCACCTTAACATAGAATCGCCCAGGTAAAGGTTTGATTTTGTCAAGAATTAAATCGCTCATAATTCCTCCTTTCCTCTCTCGGTTTCTGAAATGTCAATATCCATATCACTCTCATCACGCTTGCGATAATACCAATGATAAAGCTCTGAAGTCCACCATTTACCATCCCTCTTAGTCATGTTAGACATGGGATGAAGCAACCCATATCCAGCATACACACTAGAAACGCAAGTCAAGATATTGTTTCCCCCAACACTTCCATTAATCTGTTCACCGCCCTCGAACTCATCTGAACCAGCAGAAGTAAAAGTAATTGTTCCAGCGGCATCACCATTTGTCCATGACCCCGAACAAACAGAAACGCTAGCCACTTTTGCAGTTGTCCCTGAACTAGCCCCTGTTAATGTTTCGCCAACTTGCGGCTCAGTAGAACCGCTTTTAAAGTGCATCTGATATTTCTTTACAAATTTCCCTGTCCATAGGGCATCATGCCATTTTTCGCCCTTGGCGTCCGTCTCTTTTATATCAAGGTTTAATTTAAGCATCTAAAAAAGTCCCTTGCCATTTATAGCCTTAAGCTCTGGGCGATGATTTTCACCATAATCAACGCCCAATTCTTTACATTCTTTTCTTGTTAATCCCCTAGTTGCTATTTTCAACGACTGTGCTAAATTAGGATAAGCACCATCCAAAAATGCTGAAGCACTCATAAATTCTACTCCATTACCCCTTTTTATTTTGTCATATCTAATCATATGCCCCATTTGATTAGAACTTGCCCGCCTAAAAGCAATATTCCAGCCTTTACCTATCAATCCCTTGGCTTCCCCCTTATAGTCCGCCCCGTCAGCTGAAGCACAAAATCTAGATTTACTAGTATCATAAAGCTCTCTCATCTCTGTCCCCGACCGTAAAAATCGCTTCAATGTTTCAACTGAATTAACTCCATGCCAGAAAATCCATATCCCAAGGTCAGTAAATTCTAATAACCTCGATGAATCAAATTTCTCTATTGCAATACGCCCATAGGGAACTCCCAATGAGACAAGTTTGTTTATACACTTTTTATACCACTTAACAAGTGACCCAACATTACCCTTCGCTGGCTCATTAACTAATTCCCAGATAACATAATCATTATCAAAGAATTTAACCATGTTCTCTATGTATTTAAGAAATGCCCCTACTGTCTCTGGGTCATCATAAAATCTTTTGACATCATCCGTAGTGTCGTTGATATTGTTCTTCTTATTAAACGGACAAGTCGTCCATCTATGATGCTTTATCGAGGATGCCAAGCAAATAATAGTTGTCACCTTGCGTCTATGAAAAGAATCAAGCCTTTTCTTTATCTTGCTGATATAAGTCTCATCTAACCCAGATAAATCATATTTCCCATTTTTTACGGGAAAAGGAATAAAAGAATGCGTAACATAAAACTTGTCTTCAGCAATATACGCAAAAAATCTAATAGCATTAACATATTTCGCCATCTCGTCAGCCAGCTTATCCCAAATTTTATAGGTGAAATCGGGAGCTTTCCATTTCATTGCTAAATTCTCATATCCGTGAGACCAGCCAACAAGATATTTGACTTTATCCAACGGAAATTGACAGATGCTTATCTTCTCTTTCTTCTTTTTAGGCTCTTGAGGTTTTTCTTCTTTATATGAATCTGTAGAATATTTCTTTTTTAATAATCTTTTACAGATTTTTATAAGTCGGCACTTGATGAATCTCAAGAACCTTCTAAACATCATCCCTTCCTCCCCAATATCCGAGTGCTTTAAGTTGTTTCTCAATCTCTTTATCTTCTTCCGCCCATTCTTCATATCGAGGATAAAAAAGGTTAGCACCATTTCGCTGCTCAATTATCTCTTTAAGATACCTTGGCTCATCTTCCACATAAAACCGCACAAACCAAGCACATTTTGGACATTTAAATCCTAGACTATTAGATGGCTTGGTGGTCGCCCATGACCAAACATTTTCTATTAAAATATGACTAAATCTAAGAACCATCTTAGACCCGCAGAAACGACATTTAATATCGAATAATGGCTCATGCCCAATAATATCATTAGTCCGCCGCCAAGTCGTATTAATTAATGGAAATACCTTATTTTTCTTTTGAAATCTCGTCGCTAATCTTTTTATAAAGTTTCTCATATTGACTCCTTGATATAGCAACGCCAAACACATCCCAACTGCCACATTTAGGACAAATCATCCCAACATCCATAGCAAAACTTCTCTCTTTTAATCCTGAAACTTCAAAATTATGAACCATAGCATTAGAAAATTCCATAGATGTTCCGCAAAACCAACAATGGGGCGTAAACTTACATCGTAGTCCGCCCGTTTCCTTGTCTTCTACCCAATAATTCATCTGAGTAACAAAAAAGGGGGTAGGAAACCCACCCCCTTAATTTTAAGTCGAAACCGTAGCAGTATTGGTGCTGAGGTTAATTACATACCAATTCGTGCCATCACTAAACGCTAAAGCACAAGCACCGATTTTCTCGGACGATGTCGAATAAGCAACCGAATCAGCCGCCGCATCATTGAAAGTGATAATCTTGTCAGTTGTGCCATAGGTGATAGTCATATTTTGGTCTGCCTTATTCACAAATAAATAAAACAAACCATCAGCCGCAGCAGGAAGAGTAAAAGAAAGAGCACCTGAACCATTGGCAATGAAAATCGTCCCTGTTTCAGCCGCAGTAACATTGTAATTGCCCGTCTTGGCCGTAATTTTTACCTTGAATTTTGACAATTCACCTGTCACACCAAGGTCGCCACCAACATTTACATCACCCGAAAAAGTATATGTCGAAGATGAATTGGGAACTGTAATAGCCATGTTTTTCCTCCTTTAAAAAGATGGCAGACGCACCGCCTTATAAACTCGTGTTAAATATCAGCAAAATGCTCTCTTTGATAAAGATAAGACATTCGCCGATGTAACCAAGCATGGAAAGAATTGCTACAAATCAAAAGATTTTTATTGCGGTCATCCATCGTATCACCATTAATATGATGAACAACCTCGCCTTTTTTTAGTTTTCTTCCCAATGCTTTTTCTGCTATAATTCTACTTCTTTTGCGATATTTACCTGTCGCTACTTTCAACATCATGTAATAATTATCTAACCTCCCCTTTAAAAGTTTTTGACCATTCTTCCAATTGTAAGCCCTTTCACCAAGATGAGCTTCAGATAATTTGCGACGATGTTCTTTACTATGATGTTTCCCAAACGCCCAATGATTTTCTCCTCTTATATTTTCCGAATACCACTTGTCAAAACATTCCCTAGAACAAAAATGATGTTTTCTTCTATTAACCTCATAGGTTCTCCTTGTAAATCCTTTTCCGCAATAATCACATTTAACTTTAATTCGCCGCCTCTTATTTTCATACCCACATTCAATAGAGCAGAATTTGCGTTTACTACTTCTCGTCTTAAACTGTTTTCCACACTGTAAGCAAGTTTTTATCATGAGTCCATAAAGCGATGCGTCTGCCTTAACTTATTTTAAATCAACAAGTTACAGAAATCATGTGTTGCCGAAGAAAGCGAATCGTGGGTCACTCACGCCGTATTTGAAATACTGAAGTGACAAGACAATGGTGTCCAGCGTGGTGTCAGGAGCATCTTTCACAACAACTTCAGGCGACATGGAAGTCAGCACAAAGTAGCCATAATCAGGATGATTCTTAGCCAACACAATCCATGCAGTAGAGCTGGTTAAACGAATAGAGCTAAAAACATCAATCCAGCCCTTGTAGTAGTTGAAAGTGTTGCTGATTTCCTGAGGCACTCTCTCTGACTTCACAATTTCTAAGGCCGTCCGTTCAAGCTGATAATTCACAACTAATAGGTCGGGCTTGGTGCTGAAAACATTTGCTTGGTCATCATACATATAGGCGAAATAGTTTTTCGCACTATCAAGAGCAGAATAGCTCAAAGATGAAGCAAGATAGTTATCGTAGGTCGTTCCAGCATCATCCAAGCAGGTATGTGAATTATTAGCGATAGACAACCCGTCAAAGCCCGCAGCATAGGTAGTGCCGGTAGGATTATTCCACATCTTGAAGATTTCCACATCCTTCAACTCAACCATCGCCCGTTTCATAGACTTAGTCAGCTTCTCCATCAGGCCAACTTTATTAAACTTTTTCATCTTGTGAGTGATGCGGAAACCCATCGCATACATCTCCTGTTCATAGTCCTTCACAGAACCGAACTTCGGAGAATAGATGGGGATTTCCTCACCTTCCTCTACCTTGCCACCATAAGGCAGACCAGCAAACCGACCAAACCGTTCATACTCATCAGAAGTCTTAAGGTCAAGGCAAAGTTTTCGCCATTCCTCATGAGGCTCACGGTCAGTCGTATCCCACCATTTGCGGACTACCTTCTTAAATATATCCTTGTTAGTCGAGGTATCAAACCAAGTTCCAACAGCAGACATTTCTTACCTCCTTACAAGTTCTGGAGCTTATCGGGGTCGAATTTCACATACACCCGACCATTAGCCTTAGCTCCATCCCTAGGGTCAAGTTTCTCAATTCTAACAGTTGTAGTAGAAGTGTCCCCAATGTCAACACTCATACTCCCTGCCGTCCCAATGTTCAGACCATACTTGCCACCAACCTGAGTGGCAGCAGTGGTAGTATCAGCCTGAGCCAAGAAAATCTGGTCGGGCTGAATCACAAGAACAGGAACATCATCGCCCGTAGTCCCGCTGGCATCTTCTAAGGCCACACCATAAACAGTTTGGTCTGAACTAACAATAGCAACCTTGCCAGAAGTAAGCATAACAAGGTCGCCAGCCTTAAAAGATTGGGACGCAGCTTCAGGAAGATGATTGATAATGCTGGGGCCTTTTATTAGCCTAAAACCAATAGTAGCCATTTGTTTCTCTCCTCCTAGAAAAGCATTTTTCAGCGGAGAAGCTTGGATTAAAGAAAGAGGTAAGAGCTAGATAATCCTGTATAAATCTTCCTCGTCAATAACGGCTCGTCTATCTGCTTCGGACACACGGCGTTTAAACGCCCGCCGAACATTATCAGCTTCTCTGTTGGCTCGGTCAATCTCTCTTTTCCGTTTCTCTGTCCATCGGTCAAGAGGGATTTTCATCAGCACAGTATCCATGAAACGGTAATGCCCTTCGGCATCAGGCTCTAAGCCTTCTGGCCAATAAGGGTCTTTACCAGCTACCACAAAATCAGCACCCAACTGATACTGATAAGTTTTAAGCATGGTAAGCCCGCCTTGCGGGTCATATTGAACCCACTCTAGCCGATACTTGTGCCGTATCCCCTTCTTTAGGTAGTCTTCGCTTCTCACATAGACTTTCTTGCCCGTGAAAACAAATTTTCCACTAGAAGGGTCTGATTTCTGCTTATCCCACTCAGACCGTCTTAAATCAACAATATGAGTCTTGTAGAAGTGTAGCGTTCCTGGTTGTATCTGCATCATGCTCCTCCTTCTTTCTCCTCCGCTAGCTCTTTAGCAAATTCTTCAGGATTAAACCCAGCCCTCATAACAAATGCTTTTTGTTCCTCAGTTAACGAGGCCGTGGGTTTTTCCTCAGATGGTTTCACAGTTTGGGGGCGTTCAGTATAGGGAATACTTGCTGGCGGTGGAGATGGTTGTGAAAAATACTTGCTCAAGTCATATTCACCCATGCCTGCTCTTACCATGGCGGCCGCTTTCTCCCAAGTCTTAGGGTTGGCCAATTCGTAAGGCGGAATAAATCCACTAACAAACGAATTGAAAACCGCATTAGCCACTTGTGACTCAATCCCCTCATAGAGCTTGGGATTGTTTTTGAGGGCATTTTCTTTGCCACTAGCAAGATACATCTGGGCTTCAGTGACTCGGCGTTGTTCTTCCATCATTTGCCGCTCAGCTTCCCTTCTTTCCATAATCTTGACTACATCCTGAACCGTTGGGATGTCATCAGGAGACGGGGTAGCCTCAGGCATCATTTGGCCAGGTTGAAAAGGCACTTGACCAAATTGCCCAG